AAGTTTAGGTTTTTTTTCTGAATGTATCCAGCCAATATCGGGTTTGGTTTGAACCGCTAAATCATGTACGGTTTTTAATTCAGTTCCGATATTCCAAACACCTGTTCTTTGTTCATTAATTAAATCAATAATCTGACCAGCAATTACATCAACATAATCAAAGTTTCCCCAAACATTCCCAAACGCCTTTTCATAAGGGAATGGTTTGGGTTTGAAACTGCATCTGACCAATAAATATTCATTCATTAATTGCACATAGGCATCTGAAATCAATTTTGTGTATGCATACCATGTGTTTTGGTGAACGGGAACATCTGTTTCTTTTGCCGACCCCCCTTGGGTATTGGCATAGACGTAATCCGTTGATACATGGACTAATTGGATATCTCGGCAGTCGCAAAAATCTGCAAGATTTACGACAAATTCATAGTTTATTCTCCAATGTTTTCCTCTTTCTTTTGAATAAGTGTCTGTCCAACCAATACAATTTACAATAATGTCGGGTTCAATGTCATCAATCATTGGAAGCATTCCTTCAAAATCAAAGACAACATCAATTCCGTCTTTATCCATTGAGAGATATTCCCAACCACTTTGTTTAATAATCTCTGAACCCAGAAGTCCATCACCTAAAACTAATACATTTGGATATTCGTTCATAACGTAAAATATTTTATACAAATATAGCAATTTTTGTAAAATATCCTATACATTTTTGCATTCGGACGGGGAATCGAACCCCGATTGCTGGGATGAAAACCCAGATTCCTAACCGTTAGAAGACCCGAACATCTAAAGCGGTGGAAAGGGAGTGTATGCCCTATTACATGAGCGTCTCTTGCCCAAAACCACTCTAAACCGATGGACTTAACCATTACTATCTCACGACATTTCGGCTTCGCTTTGTCTGGTTTAACCAGACGACCAATTGTACTGCGTAGGGGATTCGAACCCCTGATGCCCATCATTTAGGACATATCAGGTTGAAAGCCTGACGACATAAACCGCTCGTCCAACGCAGCATTTGTCTGGAGATTCCAGACGATTAGTACCAATAAAGTATCATTTATGACACTTTTTACTGTTATAACGGTAATTTGTCTGGAAAAACCAGATAAGTTGGTACAAAAGTATCATTTATGACACTTTTTACTGTTATAACGGTAATTTTTAAAGAAATGCTCTGTCACTTGTTACGGATGATGGCTTTTTCATGCCACAGTTACCTGCCGATGAAGGTCAGGCGTGTTTATTACACCAACCCGTGTATCCTCTTACCCAATACCCTCTAAGTATTGACCGACAACAGAGCATTTTTGCGGTTTATGATGGAATCGAACCACCTTCACCCCTTTGCACGGGGCATACTAAGAATACCACATATGAACTCTTAAGTAGTATGCATCCTCTCAAAAATCCACTCTTTGGTATCCCGTGTTTCTACTCTGCGCATGTAGAATCACCCATTGTACTAATAAACCATTTGCCGTCCCAGAGAGATTCGAACTCTCGTTTTAGAAGAGTGACAGTCTAATTCCCGCACGCCAGTCGAGCACATGAGACGGTATATTGTGGGGGTAGACCCGATTATCTACCCCCGTTTATGAATGAGCGACCTCGATATCGCTCACCAAAGGCGGTGCTGAAGGGACTCGAACCCTCGACCTCTGCCGTGACAGGGCAGCATTCTAACCAACTGAACTACAGCACCAGTTTCCAATACGTCAATGAACTATATAACAAAAAAAACCCGACTCTTTCGAAGTCGGGTTTCTGTTTCTTTCAGGTATATTTGTTATCCTATACCATTATCAGCGAACCCGACTTTACGTACCTCTTCCGCATCATCCACCCATAATAGGGCAACGAGCATCAGTGATAATATGTTCATCAAATTTTTCATCGGTTTCGTTGTTTTAAAAATTATTAAATTATGTTTCTCTCTCCTAAATACGATGCAAAGGTATAAAATGTTACAATAAATCCAAACTTTTTTTAAAAAAATGTGAAATTATTGTTGATTTTGTGCTATCCACTGCTTTAATTCGGTAGCAATGTCTTGCCAATTAGTACAATACCACTTAGCACCACCATCAATTGCTATCTCATTACTATTCAGTGATGAAGGTCGCCCCATGTATCCATCTACAAGGGTTTCGACATACCAAGAACCGGGCGTGTCTTCAATCGACAACACAAGTCCATTAAATCTGTCGTCTCCAAGGTCTTTACCTTGTATGATATGGACTGGATGTTCATATACTTTCTCGCCACGGTCACGATAATTTAGTTCTTCGGTTTGAGCCTTGGTATTGAAAGTGTAAACGATTTCTTTGCCCTTATCCTGTGCTTCAACCATTTCATCGGGTGCAGCACCAGCATTTTTATTGATGCTGTCGCCCATGTCTTGATAAAGTGCGTCACTAATTCCTTTTAATACACCCTCATAGAATTCCAATGCGCCTTCTGCACCATTTGCCCATACATCCTCGCCACCTGCATGATTAATTAAGGTCATTACGTCTTTATATATGTTATGACCAACAGACATTGCATCTGCACCTTCAGCAAGTGTTGCGTTTTTCTCACGTTTAACCAGTAACCTGAATAATGTGTCAATAACATCATAATCTTCCTGATTAAATAAATCATCAATTGTTTGTTTTAGTTTTTCTGCTTTGCTTCTATATTCTTCAGGTGCTGGATATTCAATACTTTCTTCCACACCTTCGTCTTCGATACCCTTTTTAAATCGTTTAGCCAATGCCTTGCGTCTTGGAGTGCAAGTGTCTTTCGTCATTGGTGTGCAATATCCTTTATGTTCGGGGTCTACGGCTTTCTGAATCCATTTATCATCTTTTTCATTCATCGACATTCCCATCCATTGTGATTTATCTGCTTCTGGTTCGTCTTGAACGCCACCACCGAACTTATCAACGAGTTCCTGATACATCATTGTAGCGGTTTCACTTTCATCGTCCTCGATGCTTTTGTGCATCGGTCCGGGTCTGTAATCCGAAGTGCTCAATGCCGAATATAGATTACTCGACTGTCCACCATGATAATCATTGGCAAACCAATAAATGGCTGCTGCAACATCAAAATCATTGGCATCGGTTTCCATTGGGTCAATTAATCCATGAAATTTTTGAGTTAAGAAATTAACCATTTCTTCTTTAGTTGGGTCGGTTACAGTATATTCGCTCTCATTCAATCTGGGTTTGAATGTTTTGTCGAGTCTTGACATGACTTCAATAAGTCTTTGCTTACCTTTATCTTGTTTCATAAAAGAATATTTATCATAAATACACGGTATTTAGTTAAAAGGTTTGGCATTGTTATTGCTTTTTAATTAAAAAACACATCAAGATGAAAAAAATACTTATTTTATTATTACTCACACTATTTTCTTTTGTGCTAATTGCACAAGAAAGAGAACTCAGCGATTACGAGAAATATCGCATGGAAAAAGAGAAGGAACTCTACGGAGAACTTGAAGAAGAAGTTTTCTATATTGTAGAAGATATGCCAAAATTCAAAGGTGAAGACGCAAAAGAATTTAGATACTGGATTGCACAAAATGTAAGATATCCGAAAGAAGCTGCTGAAGCAGGTATAAGTGGAAAGGTAATTGTTTCCTTTATTGTTGATGAAACAGGAAAAGTTAGTTACGCTAAAATTGAAAAAGGTGTTGACAAGTATCTCGATGCCGAAGCATTACGTGTTGTAACTGCATCACCCAAATGGACAGCAGGAAAACAAAGAGGGAAAGCTGTTAAGGTTCAATTCACCTTTCCAATTAATTTCGTTCTGGATACACCAGTTGAGTCTGAAACCGTAGTAATTAATAACTATAACGACTATACTCAGCCAAATCTCCGTTTTAACTTGACTTTTGGCTACGGATACGGATATCATTATCCATATTATAGTCATTATTACGACCCTTGGTATTATGGATATGACCCTTATTACTACGGTGGATATTATGGATATAATTATTGGTATCCATATCGTAGCCATTATTATCCATATTATGGTTGGAATTATTACTCGCCAAGGTACTATGGGTATTATAATTATGGATATTCTAAACCATATGGACATAGATATGCCACCAGAAGCGCATTGGGTTGGAATAAAAGCTATTATAGACCATATAATAAGACCTATCGTAGTGGTTATATCAGACCCGCAACAGCGAGTAAAAAGAATGTCGTGACAAGAAGCACTGCAACAAGACAGGTAACTACGAGACCTGCAAATACGAGGTCTGCGACAACAAATACTAAAAATCGCACGTACTCACCAAGATATGTTAAACCGAGAACCAGTACACGTGCGGAATATAATAAACCATCGACAAGAACCAGAGCAACAAGTACACAACCACGTACTCAGAGAAGTACAACAGTACGTACACAATCACGTACATCCAGAAGTACAACTTATAGCAGACCAAGTTCTACAACACGTAGTTCAAGTAGTTACACCAGACCCACACAAAGTCGTTCACGTAGTTACAGTGCTCCGTCAAGAGCACCGTCAAGAAGTTATTCTGCTCCGTCAAGAAGTAGTTCAAGTTATAGAAGCAGCAGTCCTTCAAGAAGCAGTGGCTCTGTAAGCCGTAGTTCAGGTGGAGCAAGTCGTTCTTCAGGTGCAAGTAGAAGCGGTGGAAGGCGTTAAAATCTGATATAGGGATTCATCTTAATGGCACTGTGCTCAAGATTATAGACTTTAAAATAGGTATCAAACAATGACTTGATATTTTTACTCCCATATGGGTTCATTGAATGTACAATGATTTCATGTGGGAGTTTTTTATTGTTGTCGATACAGTAATCGATAAGCCACTTAGCACAATGATATCCAGTTTTCTCGTAATCTTCTCTACTGTAATCGAAATCCTGTTCTTTATAATGTTCATCAGCAAGGTCGTGGTCAAATGCAATTATATCTGGAACGCCCTTCTTTTCAATAAGTGTGATAAAGGCATAGTAATTCCTGACGATAATCCAATTGGGTTCGAGAAATACGGGGAGTTCCATGTAACTAAACGTAGTTTCGGGTCTCCTGACATCATCAAGGAATAGTTTATAACTCATCGTTTTGTTGTTTTTTAATATCGGTTTTACCGAGTCGTCTACGCTTTTTTGATGTGAATCGTTTTACCCACCAATCACCAGCGTGATATCTTCGTTCTCCGTTAATAAAGGAGTTTTCTTTGCTTCCAACTCTTGTCTTAGCCATTTTTTATTTTATTCCAATTTCGAATACCTTCTAAGTCTTTAACGTTTACCTTAAATCTCGGTATTGTGCCACCTTTAACCTTTTCCATTACAATAAATGTGACATCGTTTTGAAGTTGGTCAGGGTCATACATGGTTGGGGTGACGAAGGATTCATATTTCTTTATGTCAAGTTTTTCAACACAACCTCTAAGTAATAATAGTAATTCTTCAGCATTATCCATGATTATCTCCCTTGACCACGATAGGTTTTCCTGTAATTTTTTGAAGTCTTGAGTTTGCTGTTTTTTGATTTAGCGTGAACACCTTTACGTTTCTTCCCGCCTTGTCCGATTCTTTCTGAATGTGTACTTACTTTTGCCATCGATTTAAGTTTTATTATTATACGATAAATAAATAGTATTTGTTACAAAGATAGTATTTATTTTTATGAATATCATCAAGATTATCAAAGAAGAAGTAAATAATTTTGTTTTAGGGGAAGGTAAGACATGGTATCATGGTACTCCTGATGTCAGAGATTTGAACAGGTCTGGTGGATTCGTACCTAAGACCGACACAACCGATTACTTCCCTGAGTATGAAAAATGGAATCAGGTTCAAGCCGATATGCAGCAAGCCAGAGCACAGGGGGATGAAGACCGATATTTCGAATTATTGGATTTGGCAGGTAGTCTCCGCAAATCATTCACATATAAAAAACCGATATTCTTTACGGATAATTCGAGAGTTGCAAGCACATATGCTGATGACAGAAGGGCAAGCAATTATCAAGAAGCCGAACCAAAACTATTAAAAGCAGAAATCGATGATAAAGGAAATACTCTTAAAATTCCAGCACGTGGTCAAAGATTTAGGGCAATTGATGCTGATATTGTGAAGAAAGCCTTTATAAACCACGGAATCCCAGAAAAAGAAATCGACCATTATTATAATATGTTTCCTACATGGATTCGTAATAACAAAATCAGTGCTGAAACCATTGCGATAATAGCACAACAGCTTGGTTTCGATTTGGTTGATGTTGAGGGTGTGTTGGATAGTTATGAGGGTGGTTCAATTGAATCCACTGTTAGAATGGTATTCGACCCCCAGAGAATCAAAATTATAAGTTAGATGACCCGCAGAGGCTCGAACTCTGACTCTTGTGGACCAAAACCACACGTGTTACCAATTACACCACGGGTCAATGGTGATGGTGGCAGGATTCTCACCTACATCCACTGCCTCCAACGGCAGCACTCTAAAGTGTACACTTTTAAATTGAGCTACACCATCATTTAGATGACCCCACGGGATTCGAACCCGTAAACCTTTCGGTGTCGCCTTCAAAGGGCGATGCATTAGCCAGTTCTGCCAGAGGTCAATATACCAATTCCTAATTTTGGCACGGTTTTATTCCGTACTTTGGCATTTGTTGTCTCGGCAGGACTTGAACCTGCACTCTTCTGATTCAGAGTCAGACGTGTTGCCAATTACACTACGAGACAATATATACCCTCTAAAGGATATAAAGGGCATTTATACCCTCTAAAGGCTATGTTTGGGTGACCGATGAGACTCGAACTCACAACGACCAGAACCACAATCTGGTGCTCTACCAATTGAGCTACAGCCACCATTTGGGTGAAAGACGGGACTCGAACCCGCAAAATACCTGATTCACAGTCAGGAGAGTCTACCAATTCCTCTACAATCACCATATAAAAACGGACAGGATTTTCACCATTAATTTCCCCTCATCCAGCGAGGGACGTGTTGTTGCCGTACACCTTTCGTCAACCTTCATCGAGCGTTCCCTCTCGAATTCAGATGGTTACTTAATGCAAAGTATTACACCACCATTTTTGTCTGGATGGCAGGATTCGAACCTGCGAACACGTGCTTCCAAGGCACGCCCATATAACCAACTGTGGAACATCCAGATGTTGTCAGGGTGGAGGGATTCGAACCCTCGGACGACACTACCCTTGTGCCGTCACTGGCTTCCAAGACCAGCAGCTTAAACCAAACTCGCTCACACCCTGTGGTCGGGGTAGCAGGACTCGAACCTGCGACCTCGTGCTCCCAAAGCACGCATACTACCAACTGTACTATACCCCGAATTTCAAAGAACAAAAAAACCCCACTCTTTCGAATGGGGTTCATGTTTAACCTAAAACTTCTCTTCTCGAAAAATTAAGTGTACCTTCCCCATTCAGGCATCTGTGGATGCTGTTGCGGAACGGGTTGTATGTTCACTAAATTTTTCATTTGTCTAAAAACTAACTTGATTCGGCTACAAATATAGCCATTAGATTTATAAATACAAAGGTTTTACGAAAAAAAATCAAAAATGTTACAAAATATCTGAAAAAAATGAGTGCACCACAACTGAATCGCAGTGCACTCACCAATTTTAATTAGTCAAGTCTCAAAATTTTACATAACCACTGTCTGGCGATAAAATTTAAAAACCATTCCTGATTTACTCAGACCTAACTTAATACAATTATTAAGCAATGACTTTCAAATATAAATACTGACCAACACGATTTTCTTATCGAAAAAAATAAAAATTTTATACATTTTTCATGTATTTATATAAAATAAACCCACATGAATAAGAGAGATTTTGTTGAAATGGTTAACGAGGAAATTAAGAATTTCGATTTCTTAGGTAACGATGAATTCCTTAAGGAACAAGAGGTCATAGATTTGCTACAGAACGAAGATTTACAAAAGCAATTTATTTGTGATGCACTTTTAGGAAAAAAAGATAAAGTAAAAATCGCAAAAATTGCCGATTCTTATATCAGTGGTAATTGGGATGAGTTCAACAAAGAAGATGCCGATAGAGTAAGTCTGGAATATTCTGTTGATATGGAATATCGCTACGACATGGAACAAGAACCGCTTAAATTCAATGTGACTTTCGCAGCAGATAAAATTGATATTAGTGTTGGTGGATGGTACGACCCGGGGCGTTGGGGTGGAACTATGGCAGATGCAATTGAACCAAGTGGTGAGTCATGGTATGATGTTTTTGATTGGGGCGACATTGATGTGGTTTTATATACAATGGATGGAGATGACGTTCCTTTCACGGCTTTTGAAAATGCGCCACCAAAAATCCAAACCTTATTTATTAGAGAATTTACACAAAACTTTATTGAAAGCGAAACACTGGAACTTAGAACTGATGAATTGAAAGACAACATTCAAAACACACCATATTGCTAAGATGACAGAAGAAAAACAAATAGTATTAAATAAAATTGACCGACTTCTCACCAAACGAACTACTGAATTACGTAAAGAACTTCCAGATGTTCATGAGGTTGATGATGGGATAATTGCTCGTTTTTTTGGGGAATGGGATAATTGTGAAGATGATGACGCAATTAAATATAAGAAAATAATCAATTACGATGACCCCGATGAAAGTGTGGTATTTTTTTATATTCCTAAAGGCGCACGATTCGAATTAAAACAACGTTATTTTATAGGTTGCATCACTTGTTTAAATGGAGCAATTGATTTTAACACCCCTGACGGAATTAAATTTCTTGAAAATTATTCAAAAATTTGTGTCAATTCTGATGAGGTTACAGGAAAAGCATTTGAAAACACATATTTAGTTATTACAAGCAATAAAAAGGATTGGAAAGAATATACTCTGGAATACCAAAGAAAAATCGGTAATTTACCACTTCCTTAACCTACACTTGGATTTAGGACTTCTGACTTTTGCTGGCATATAGCACCCACACTTATTACATATGTTTCTATGATTTAAATCTGGGCATTTTACGCAGATTCCAATTCGTCTTTTAGCTTCTTTCTCAACAGTTGGATTCTGGAAAGTAAAGTTCTTCCAACCTTCAAAAATCTCAGATAGCTTGCTCATAATATATATCCCCACTCAAAAATGTCGTTTCCATCAGTATATAGTGTTTTTGCTGGAACGGTTTTGCTTACAATCTTATAACGTCCACCTAAATTACTTTCACCATGTAATTTAGCATAATTCCTATCAATGGTTACCCAATCACCACTACTAATACCGTGACCTTTTTTTGTTTGTGATTGAAGATTATTGATTTGTGTGCTGATGTCATTTAAGATTAACTCTTGTTGTTCATCATAACTATGGTTGTCAATACTATATTTATCTTGCAAATCATAAATAATTTGATTTTTCATTGGAAACATATGCCATTGCTGATAATAATTATAAATATCTAATAACGGTTTAAGTTTGGTTTTTGTGTCAAAATTGACATCGGGGACCGCACGATAAATTTTAACGGGTTGATTGGGTTTACCTTTTGCTGATTGAATAACCGATATCGCCTGATTGTCACGATTGTCACGATAATGACCATACATCCTTACGGCATCATGACCATAAATATCCTCACCATAAACATCACTTAGGTCAGGCATTGAATTACTGCCTTCAGGAACGGGTGCGGTATGCTCACCACGATAATCGTCCTCATTCAATACATGTCTGATTTCGGATTTTATTATTTCCAATATGTCCATTATCGATAAATTATTCTACCACCTTTACTAACAACCATGTTTTTACTTGGGTCGTCTTTGGCTTCAATCAAGGCGTTATGAAGTATTTCTGCTGAACTAAGTGCGGTATCATAAACCCTAAGTTTTTGTATTCCACCAATGAAACTATAATCGAAATTTTGTTCAATTGTCAACCCAGATTTTCTTTCATCTTGCACCAGAATATCGGCAGCAGTATAATCAAAATCTTTAACGAAAATCGTACCGCCAGTAACGAGTTCCTCGCTGCTTTCAATTAATAATCCAAGATAAACGAAATTCTGTCCTGTATTATCTGGTGTTCTAAACGTACTTTGTAACGATACCCAAGTTTGTTGACCAGTTACGGCATAATTTACTGAGCCATCAGGACGAGTATATGAAACTAAATTACTATCTTGTGGTCTAACAGGGAATCCAGTTGCTCCATAATAAATAACGCCATCAACTGACCATTCATATTCTTGTCTATCTGGGAATGGATGTAAACCTAATGCCCCTTGTTCCAGTAAAAATGCGTTTGAAAGCGGATACATATATTCGGTTTCATTAACGATATTCACATCCACATTATCGCTATACATTAAGACACTAATTTTATTATTCGCTCCACTATTAAAAATACCATCGACAAATACATCGAGATTAACTTCATAATCCCTATTTGATATCACGGAAATCGGTTGGTTGAATTTTATGAAATATTTACTACCTGTCGTGCCTGTTGTTCCTGTAGTACCTGTACCACCAGTATATTCAATGCGCATAACAGTGAGAGGTAAATCAACATCGGGTTCACAATTCTTAACATATGTGAATGTTGTGGTGTCTGCACTTAGAGATAATCCTGCCTGATACACACTATCAGTTATTCCAGTTGTTCCTGTAGTACCTGTTATGCCTGTTGGTGGCGTATAGCAGTCAGTTGGAATTGGGTCGTATGTGACGAAGAACTTAGAATTAATATATGCGGTGTCTTCACCATTATATATAATATATGTCTGATAATCGTAGTGCCATGATTCTGCTAATCCAAAACTACCACCACCCCAACTTATTGAATACGGAACACCTTCTTGTTTTTCTTTATCGTTTACAAATGCCTTGAAATAATATTCAGGAAATTCTTTTATAGTCCAAATCGAACGTCCATTAACATAGAATACCAACTTACCCAATCTTTGGTCAGCACATTCAAGTTCTTCATCAGTAAGGATATCATCGGGGGTAAATGCCATCGCAATCATTGTCCAACCAGTGGTTGGAGAAATTGTGAGTGATGATGTGTTTGATACGACAAAGCCGTCATCATTAACATATTTATACCCTAATTTCTTGTCCTGAGTTATCTCAAATGCAATTACGTTATTCTTGATATTATCGAGAGGTGGTGCTTCGCTATACTTGGTCTCGTACATGTCTTCAGGAACTCTGAATGCTGGTTTGAGTGACTCATACGGTTCGAGAGCGTCAAGGAAGTTATCAAAACTTGTTGTTACACCACTTATTGTGCTTCCAGTTACAGTCTCACCACTAAAATACGGATTATACTTGTCCTCGGCACGTGCACCCATCATATAGAAAATTCCAAATGAATCGGGATAAAGGTACATGAGGGTTTCAATGGTTATGCCTTCACCATATCGTGCAGGAAGTAACTCATAATTAAAACCTTCTAATTTAAAAAATCCTTGCAGATAACCACCATTTAAATCAAAATAATTTCCGCTTGTTCCTGATGTAATTCCAGATATTGGTAAGATTTGTGTTGTTACTGTAACCCCGCTTGTTTCACCACTTGTTGGGTTCTCAACGATATTATATCCAACAGGATACATCGAAAATAAGGTGTCATCTGATGTAATAGTAATGCCACTCCACATTATGTTTGTTCTGCCGTTATCAAAACCAGTTAATCCAAAGTCAATCAAGTCGATGTCGTCAGATACCGCACCAGACCACTTGGTTAGACTGAATGATGTTAAACCAGTATTTAAGTCCCATGAGTTCAGGTCTGTTAGGTCAATCTGTATTGCCAAATTACTGGTGATTATATCGTTTAAGCATTCTAAATTCATTTCGTACAGGAATTTATCATAAATACTGAACCCAATTGAATATAGCTGAGTATTTATAAAAAATGATTAAAATAACCAAGAATCTTTTTAGTGCGCTAACTTGATTCTATTAGTATTTATAAAAAATTCACGATTATGAAAAAAGATAGTAAAGAAAGATTATTCGAAGTCATGGGTAGGCTGGATAAAACATTTAAACCCACGTTAAATGAAGGTTTCGAAGAAATTGAGGCTACCGATGATGTTGAAGTTCCTGTTGAAATGGGTGCTGAAGAAGTTCCTGCCGAAGAACCTATGGAAGAACCAGTAGAGGAAAAAAGTCCTGAAGAAAAACTTGCAGAATTGACAGCAAAGGTCGATGAACTCCACGCAATGGTTCATGGTGAAGAAGAAAGTGAAGAAGAAGAAGGTGAAGTTGAGGTAGAAATTAAACCCGAAGAAGATGAGGTTGAAGTTGAAATCGAAGAGACTTTGAACGAAGACCATTTAAAAGATAGGGAATCTCAAGAAGCATTTATCTGTAAAAACGATAAGGAGTGTAAAAAAGAAGACCTTAAAGACCTTTCAGATGGGGAAGTCAAGAAAAAATATGAGGCTTTGGAAAAGAAAATGGGTCTTGATGAGGCAAAGGAAAAAATTCCTGTGGCAGCAGTAGCAAAAGTTGGTGAAGCAAAATAATATAATTTCTTAGGTATTAGCATGGACGAGGTAAAAAAGAATCCCCGTTTCTGGGCGGGTAAGTATTGGAAGAAACACAATATTTCAGATGAACTGAAAGAAGTTGTTGAACCCGATAATGTTGATGTGTCGAGTATTCAAATGCATGACACACTAAATCCGCTTATCTGGGAATCTGATAAGAAAATGAAAACCGAAGTCAGAAAAGCGTTATTAATGAATGCCAAAAGATTCATTGAATTCTGTGATGCAGAAAATCTCACCTTTGCAGATATCATTTTGACAGGAAGCATGGCTAATTACAATTACAATGAAAACTCTGATTTAGATGTGCACATTGTTTTGGACTTTACACAGATTTCCGAAAACAAAGACTTTGTTGGTGACTTCTTTAAATTAAAAAAGGCACTCTGGGCAGATAGACTCCCTATTCAAGTTAAAGGACATGATGTTGAAATGTATTTTCAAGACAGCGCAGAACCACATCATTCATCTGGTACGTATTCGTTAGTTAAAGACGATTGGATTAGAAAGCCAACTAAAAAGATAGTAAATATTGATAGTGCAAATGTTCAGTTGAAATCTGCTGACATCATGAATGCAATTGATGATTTAGAAACCAATAAGGATAAAGAAGATTTCTTGAACAAACACGAGCAATTAAAAAATAGAATAAAAAAATTAAGACAATCAGGACTTGATAGAAGCGGGGAATTTTCAAGCGAAAATCTCGCATTTAAAGTTCTGAGAAACACGGGATATCTCGGTAAAATGGTTGATATGAAAAATGACTATCTTACTAAAGAATTGAGTCTCAACGAATTTATAGATTAAACCATGAAAAGATTCATTGTAACAAAAGTGCAATTAAATGAATATATCGAGAGAAAGAAGGCAGAAAAAACCTTTTGGGAAATCGTGGAAAGTCTACATAAAAACGCTAAGTTTTTGAATGAGAGCGTTTCTCATGAAAAAGCGAATCAATCAGTTATTGCAGATTACAGACGAAAAAACCTCATAACTCCCAGAGTTAATGAAATGCTCGTTAAGCATAAAATAATTGAGCAGAAGAATGAAATAATATAACATTTTCATTTTTTTGGTTATAGTAAAGTATTTATAAAAAAATATTAATTAAATAATTTGCACAAAAACATATTCAAATGAAGAAAAATATATCAGAAGATGCATTTAAGGCAAGAGTCCAACATCTGGCGGGTGTTAAAAATACTTCGGTAAATGAGTCAAAAAACCGCACGTTAGGTACTTTAATTGATGTCGAAAGAGCAGCCGATGGTGTTGCATACGGCATCGTTAAAGAACAACATAAATATTACATTAAAAAGGGTGGTTTAAATGAGAACCTGAATGTTGCAGATTTCGCATACATTGGTGGTGTCCAGAACATCACGGAATTCCAATATAGTAAATTAGCTGAAGCTAAGAAGAATAGGAATTTCTTACTCCAAACAATTAATGAGGGAATTTCAACAAAAGTAAATCCAAATGGTAGTAAAAAGGTTGTCCTAACTGAAGATAAAGCTGGTCAGGAAATTGAAATGGCTGCAAGTAAAGTTGGTGACTTAGAGACTGCAACTGACGCTGCTGCTGTTCCAGAACCTGCTCCAGAACTTCCTGCCGATGACGGTGCTGCTGAAATGGATGCTGGGATTGATGCTATGCCAGCCGATGCCCCTGCTGAAGAAGTACCTGCTGCTGCTGGAGAAGAAATGGCTGATGCTGGAGAAGAAATGGTTGATGCTGGAGAAGAAATGGTTGATGCTGGAGATGAGGTTGCACCAGAAGGTGGTGAAGAAGAAGTTGCAATAGAAGACCCTGAAACCGAAATGGAAAGAGAAATTGAAAAAGACCTCGGTAAAATAACAAATAAATTAAGAAAAACCGAATTAACCGATTCTCAGGTTAAATCATATGTTAATACATTTCTTGCAGCATTTAAAGATAAGTTCCCCGATATTGATATTGAAGACAGAAAAGAAATGGCTGAAAAAATCACTAAGGTTGTTCCTGATTCAGATATCGAAGATTTGGGACAAAGTGTTGAGGATGAAGAGGCAATGGAAGACCCAATGGCTGCTGCTGAAGAACCTGAAATGGCTGAAGCAGAAGAATGTTCAGAATGTGGTGGTTTCGCACGCTATGCTGAATCACGTGGTTATGATGCACAGAGCATGATGGAATGTGGAGAAGAAGAAATGACCAACTTGGTAAGTGGATATGCAAACGCACATGGCGAAGGACAAAATGATGGGGATTTCAAAGCCGTTGCTTTATTTATTACCCCTGAAATCATTGAGAAATTAAAGGGTGATTATGGTCATGATGATTTTGCAAATGAAGTTGAGCCTTTCGCAAATGAAATGAATGAAACCAGTGCTGAAGATAAAGAAGCACAAATTAACGAACTTTTCGGTAACTTAGGTAGTATGATTAAAGGTGCTGCTGGTAAAGTTGCTGGTGATGTTGCTGGTGGCGTGAAAAAGGGCGCACAAGCAGTCGGTCAAAAGGCACAACAAGTCGGACAGGCAGTTGGTGATTACGCAACTGGCGTAAAACAAGCTGCACATGGTGCTGTTGTTCCTAAAGAAGTTAAGAAACTCGAAGGTGTCGCTGCCGATTTAGGTAAGCAAATCGATGCTTTAAATAAGAGATTACAAAAAGCTGGTAAAGAACCAGTTAATGTTAAAAGCATACTTAGTACAATTGCGAATCAGGTTGCTGGTACTGGTCGTGCTGCAAATCTTGGTGGAATCGCTGAAGGCGACTCAATTGCAGTTGAAGAACCAGTAGATGGTACTGGAATCGAAACTCCTGTAAATGAAGAAGGTAGTATTGCAGTTGAAGAACCAGTAGATGGTACTGGAATCGAAACTCCTGTAAATGAAGAAGGTCTTCCTGTTGATAGCGTTGAGGTTCAACCCCCAATGGAAGAAGAAGTTGATATCAAAGTAAGTGAGAAAAAGGGTAAGCCATTAAGTGCAGAGAAAGCACCTGAAGTCGAGATGAAAGAAGGTGAAGAAGTAGAGGGTGAAGTTATTGATGACGAAGAAGCTGGTGAGGAAAGTGAAGAAGATGTACTGGATTTAACACAACATGAAAAACCTGAAATGCCGATGATTGGTGGAGTTGACTCTATGGGCGGTGGAGTTGTTAAACCAGAAGGTGCTGAAGCAACAACTGTTGAAGTAACTAAAGACAGTGTTAAGGTTGAAATGAATGAATCTGAAGCAAAGCTCAGAAAGTATGTCCGTAACAGACTTGAAGAATATGCTGGAATCAAGAAGCCAAGTCTTAACGAAAGTAAAAAGTCTGAGAAGCTACAGAAACTTGATAGGATAATTGAAAAACAATTCAAGTTATTCGAATCTGAAGCAAAGGGTAAGATTGATGAGAATATCAATGAAGTTTTTGGATGGAGTATTAAGGAGAAATTTGCAAAACTTGACCCTAATGATAAAGCGGGAGTTGCTCAACTTTTCTATAAGGCATTCCAATCAATATTAAATAACCCGCAAATGGGTGCAATTTATAATGCTGCTAAAAAAACACCTGCTCCTGAGAGATACGAAATATTGAAACAATATGTTGAACAAGGTGGTGGTACACTAAGACTTGGTAACGATACCGAATCTGTGGTATTCGCACCCCCTTCTGTAAAAAGTGCTGCTACTCCAAGTCAATTTAGTCATGGTGGTACACAAGGTAAAACCCAATTGGGTGGAGTGTAATAATAACTGATTTTAATTAATATTTTAAAAACCCGAAGAAATTCGGGTTTTTTTGTAACATTTTTTTCCATTTGTCGTATAAGAACACATGATACATAGAAAATTTAATAAGTTGAAGTTCACCAGAACTTATATTGGTGGTTCTAAAGAACGTGAAAATCAGATTTTTATAAACGTTCAAGGTGAAAAAGAGGATAATTCCCAAGTGGATTGGTTCGAATATAGAAGGATATTCACTCAATATTCTAATGATATTCTCAACATAGTTTTAAGTTGGAGATATTTGATGAATGTGATGACTATTGGTTTTGCAGGACTTGCATTACTGATTTCATTTCTAAATCCTTTCATGGGAATGGTCGTTTTCGGTATGGCGTTTGCCTCATATATGGCTTTTCTGTATTTCAAAAATAAGGAAAAGAAGATATTATCCGCACATGATTTTTCTTTTGATATAATATTATCGGCAATTGAACAACAAACTGGTTTCGAATTCAGTAAAAATTAATTTCCTGTTTCCCTATTACCAGTATTTATGAGAAAATCATATTATGGATTACGATGAAAAGCAGTTGAAACTGATTTACGTTCTGAAAATCGGTTATAATGCCAAGGATGAAGGATTATATGAATTCATATTCTCATTAGACCACACAAACATTGATATCGAAGGCTGGTGTTGGGATTTGTCTCCCGCAGTTAATAATGCTGAACCCCCAACTGAAGAATACATTAATGCGATTTTTAATTTAAAAACGTCTTCATTTGACCTGTTTTGTTTACACGAAGCCGTTGATAGGGAGTATATGCATGGTGTTTATACCATTCACGCACTGGCATATGAAATCGAAAAAGAGGGTGATGGAAACACTGCATTCAGTGATTACGAAGAAATGTTTGGAGGGGAGAATAACGATGAAGAACCGATATTGGTGTTTCATTACGGTATGACATTGGAAAGGGTTAGGGATTTATTGGCTTCTAAGAAAATAATTTTGAAAAATAATGAATTTGTAGAGACATCCTCTATTAAATTCGAATAATTTAATTATTTTTGTATTTATAGTTGAGTTCGTCTCACCATTTGGGAGAAGGAAATCGAGGGTCGGTACGCCAAGATGCGTACCGACCCTCGCTGTTTTAGGTTTATAAGTATTTATCTATAAACATTTTCATAAATGAGTGATGAATTAGAAATGAATTTAGATGATACGCCCCAAAAAGATGATGTTAATCTAAACCTTAATTTAAACGAAACTCCTGAACAAGATGATGGTATTCATCCCGAACACGTACCATTAATTCCATATGATGCGCAGAAGGAGAAGGAAAAGGAAGAAGCCAGAGAACAAGCAAGAAAACTCAGGAAATCTGCTGGTAATATTGAAGCCGTAATTGTTACTAAAGAAGGTGTTATAAAGAAAGCCAGCGAATTAACTTTCCAAGAACAGGAAGATGAGATTGTTCGTTGTGCCAGTAATCCAATTTACTTTATTGAAACATATTTAACAATCTTTGACCAGACACAGGGAGTTGCTGGTTCGATTGTTCCATTTAAATTATTTGAATTCCAGAAGACCTTAATTGAGGCGTATCAAGAGAATCGATTTGTTATAGCCAACAAATATCGTCAGGCTGGAGTTAGTACAACTACTTGTGCATATATTGCGTGGTATGTCATGTTTAATTCAAATAGGGCATGTGCGATTGTTGCCGATAAACTCGAAACCGCAACTGGTGAATTAATGAGTGATGTGGTTGAATTCATTGAAATGTGTCCTAAGTGGCTTAGACCAAAAACAGGAAAAGAATCTGAGGATGGTTTAAAGGATACGCAAAAACTCAAGATTTACGACAATAAGTCAAGACTTGGTGCATTCGCATCTAAATCGATTCGTGGTATGACACCAACCCTGCTGTTCTGGGATGAAACTGCGTGGTCTGAAAAAGGTGATGTGTTTTGGACATCAGCACTTCCTTCATTGGTGACAGGTGGTCGTGCAATTATGGTTAGTACGCCTTCAGGACTTGATGCGGTGTTCTATAAAACCTTCCAAGGTGCAAGAGAATTCGATGAAGACGGAAAAACATCAAATAATTTTCATGCCGTTGAACTCTGGTGGTATAATGACCCCAGATATAATAAAGATTTGTATTGGGTTAAGAATAAGGGAAAGAAAGACGAGAAGAAATTAAAAGACGAAGATTGGTCACATGAGAAACGTTCCATGATGGTCGAAGATAATTGGGAAGCAACCAATGAATGGTTTGAGGAACAAATCAAAAACGCTAATGGTGATATGCGTAAGGTTGCGCAGGAATTATTATGTTCGTTTCTGGGTTCTGGTGATAACTTTATTGCTGAAGAATATCTCAAACGAATTCAAGAGCATGAGATTCTCCCACCAATACGTCAAGAATATCATGACGGAAAAATGTGGATTTGGGAAGACCCACAGGAAGGCGAAGACTATATTATGGCGTTGGATGCGTCACCGGGTCATGGTGAAGACCATTCGACAATCAATATGTTAAAAACCTTGGAAATTATTGAGGAAAAGGTGATTAAGAAAAATGGTAAAGCGAAAAAGATTAAGATTAAACGACATAAAGTCGAACAGGTTGCTGAGTACTATGGAAAGATTACACCACAGTTGTTGGCTGAAATTGCATACCAATATGGAACGGCATATAATAACGCATATTGTGTTGTCGATATCACAGGTGGTCATGGTGTTCACACAATTGATAAAATGTTTGATATTGGTTATGAAAATATTCATTATGCCGAAGTTCAGCATAAACCAACACGTGATAGGTTAAGTGGTTATATTAAGAAGGGTCAGAAGGTTCTTCCAGATGGTGCAGTTTCTGTTGTTGACCTCATACCCGGTTTCTTCATCGGACAAAACCGTCCATCTGTTGTACTCGAACTCCAAAGAGCAATTCATTTAGAAGATGTTATTATTAGGTCACAGAGATTATTGGATGAGTTGAAGACGTTTGTAACCGTACCCGGTAATCGTGTAGCTGACCACAAACGTAGTTTCCATGATGATAGTATTATGGGATTAGCGATTGGTCTTTATGTCCTGAATTTTGATATGGCGAAATTCAAACAAAGTAAGGGTGTTACTGAGAAAATGCTGAATTCCATACTTACCATCAATGACATGAAAACCATTGGGGAGAAGAAAAAATTAAAGAACAAACCAATGCTTACGGCAGATGGTGCAGACCCCTTAAACCCGTATGGTGCGAATGATTGGTTATTTCAGGGAATAAAAGATAAAAACAAAAGATAGAATGTATTTATAAATAACTGACTTTTTCAAAATTTCAGAGTATTTATAAAAAACTATAAAAAATTATAATAATGGCTGACGAAGGTAAGAAAAAAATGACTGTATATCAGGAACTCAATAAGATGCTAAATCTTGATGGCTTTGGTTATGAAGAATCATCAGCAGTAGCTCCTGTGGCAACCCCACAAAAGTCGAAGATTATCATAAAGGGTAATACCCCAGAAGAGATTCATAGAAAGGGTCTTGAACTCGAACAGAAGAAAGAACTTCAAAGCAAGTTTTTCCGTACAACTGATAGAGGCTTCCAAAAAGCATTACAATATGAAGCAGCCAGACTTCCAGCATATATCGATTATGAAGGTATGGAATATTATCCAATCATTTCGTCAGCATTGGATTTATTCATGGAAGAAGCAACAACCATTGGTTTAAATGGTAAAATGCTTAACATTTATAGTAGTAAGGAAAGAATTAAGTTATTATTGGAAGAATTCTTCTATGATACGGTTAACGTTAATGTCAACTTACCATTTTGGGTAAGAAATGTGTGTAAATACGGTGATAACTTCGTTCTTTTATATGGTGAACGTAAAAAGGGTATTACTCATGTAAAACAACTTGTGAATTACGAAATCGAAAGATTTGAAAGAATTCAAAATGGCAAACCTTTGGTTCGATTCAAAGAAAGAATGACTGGTGACGAATTCAACGTATTTGAAATTGCTCACTTCAGACTTCTTGGAGACGATAAGTACTTGCCTTATGGCTCATCTATTCTTAATAAGGTTCGTAGAGTATTCCGTCAGCTTGTAATGGCTGAAGACGCTATGCTTACTTACCGTATTATTCGTGCAGGTGAGAAAAAGGTTTTTAAAATCGATGTTGGTAATATCGATGAGGACGATATTGAGGAATACATCTACAAAGTAGCGACTACATTCAAGAAAACAGCGCAGGTTCAACCAAATGATGGTCAAATCGATTACCGTTTCAATATTCTTGGTAATGACGAAGACTATTTCCTTCCAGTAAGAAATGCGAATACACAGACTGGTATCGAAACGCTCCCGGGTGCACAGAATCTCGACCAAATTCATGATATTGAATATCTTAGAGATAATTTATTTACAGGTCTCGGTGTTCCAAAACCGTTCCTGAGTTTCCAAGATGCAAGTGGTGGTGGTAAGAACTTGGCTCAATACGATATTAGGTTTTCTAAGAAAATCAATCGTATTCAGCAAGCAATGGTTCAAGAACTCAATAAGATGGCAATGATTCATCTTTATTTATTGGGTTATACTGGCGAGGACTTAAGTAGTTTCCAAATTACATTAACTAATCCAAGTACACAGCAAGAATTACTAAAGTCTGAATTACTACGTGATAAAGCACAAACTTACACTGAGTTAACACGTGCTGAAGGCGGTATTGCAGCAATGTCTCATACACAAGCAAAACGTATGATTTTCAACATGAGTGACAGAGAAATCGTTGACGACCTGAAACAACAGAAAATGGAGAAAGTCGTTATGCAAGAACTTCAGGATTCACCAGTTACAATTAAGAAGTCTGGTTTATTTGTTGACATCGATAAGAGATTCGGAGAACCAATTGAAGACATGGCAATGACAGGTGAAACCGAAGGTGGAATGCCACCAGAAGGAGGTGCACCATTAGGTGGTGAAGAAGGTGGAATGCCACCAATTGGTGGAGGTGCACCATTAGGTGGTGGTGATATGGGTGCTCCAGCAGGTGGTGCTCCTGACATGGGTGGTGGAGTTGGTGCTGCACCGATGATGGAAGGAATGAGTGAAGAAGACTATAATAAACATCTTGAGAAACTTGTTTTCGGTACAACCAAAGAACCCGAACAAAAAAATAATATCAAGCAAAAAGAGATAATTCAGGAAAATAACAATATTAATGATAAACTGAATAAAGGTGCTGCCGATATGGTTGCTGAGATTGACCAGTTATTGGAAAATAGTGAAAGTATTAACAGCAGGGAAAATATTAATGAAACGGAAGATATTGATATTGAGGATATTGAAAACATTGAATTCGAGGATTAATTCAAGCCTTAAATTAATATCTTTACGGAACTAAGCATTTATAGTTAATTATAGTATTTATATTAAATCGGATTATATCATATGAAAAATGTCAACATAGGAATTGCCAATTTGATGGTTTCTAACAAATTAAATGAGTCGTATTTCAACGAGAAGTTAATTGGGGAGTCTAAGAAGATTGCTTTCGATTTTTTAGACGTAGTGAAAAAATCTCCGATTCTTCAATTAGAATTTAAAGTCTATAATAATATTGATGGCAAACATATCGAGAATGAAATTCTTGCTAAAGAATATATCGATAAACACATCAAATTGTTCGAAGTCTACACTCTTGAGGAAATCGAAGCCGAACACAAGAAATTAACGGAGTTCCTTACAGAAAACGTTATTCCAAATATAACCGAAGCCGATTATAATCTCGAAAAAATTGATTTATATAACGCAATTGACACGCTTATTGCTGAATCACTAAAACTTAGTGAAGACGTAGATGTTGATGAAATTCATGAAGCATTTAGTCTGGTTTTTAATCATGTTAAATCAGAAAGGAAAGGCTTACTTGAGAACGTAGATGTTGAACCAATAAATGAAGATGTTCTTGAAATCGCTGTGGGTAAGTTTAACGAGAAATACGCAAGTCTTGATGAAAGTGATAGAGAACTACTGAAGACCTTAATTAAAGCCGACTGGAGGGAGAAAAAGGCACTCCTTGAGACCTATAAGACCGAAACCCTTGGAATTCTGGAAGGCATAGACAAAGAGAATGTTCAGGACAACATCACCAAAGCCATTGATAAGATAAAGGAAATGGTTTATAATAAGAAAGATATCGATGATAATATCATCGGTCTCCATGAATTCAAGAAGGAATTACTTTAACCCAAATTCGCATTAAATCCGTCAAAAGTTGCTGCTGCCTCTTTAGTAATATTCAATTCTTTATAACCAAAATTCTCGTATAGGTTTTTAAAAATTCTATATACATAATTTATTCCCTCATTCTCATAATTATCACCCATGTTTTTCGCTGCTGCAATGGCTGCGGGGTACGAAGATGATTTCACAAAGCCCGGTCCTCTATTATATCCAAATAATGTGCAACTTGCTAAAGCATCACATCGTGTTGAAATATATTTCATGTATGCGAATTGTGCTTTAATCATTATTCTTGGGTTATCGATAATGTTTTGATGCAATATTGGTCTATTTTGTCTTCCCAGATTATAATCAACAAGAAATGGATTTTTGGGTGGAGTCCCTGCCGAGAATGTGTATCCAATCATGTTTTTAGATATCGCTTCTTTATCGGCTGTATTCATCCCACCACGTGAATTTCTCATGATTATATCATAAACAGCATCATCAACAAATTGACTAATACCCGATGCACTACTATTAACCGCATAATTCCACACAATAAATGCTGATTCTTGATATGCCTGTGCTGCCATGATATTGGCATCCATTTCGAATTCTTCGGCAAATTCATTATACCATCTAATTAATACCTCTGCAAGTTCAGCGTTTGTTGTGACCCCACCATTAATGCTGGGGTTTGAAAGCCAGACCTTACTCGTTGTCGTTAGTGGTGAACAATACGGTAACACTGCTGTCGGGTTGTTCTTATAACCCCTTTTATCATCAGCAGTTCCAGTAAGTTTTGAATTGCCACTTCCACTACACTTACTGCGTATAAAATTTTCACCCAATTTAGTTAATTTCGTTACTGCCATATTATTCAATTTTTAATGAGTTTGTTGTTTTATCATACATTGCATCGAAATGAGTTTCTTCTCTTTGACTAACAAAATTAGCTGCTGAAATAACCACCTCACCCGGGGTTTGATTTGGTCTGTATGCCGTGAACGCCACAGGATTCAATACTCTTGGTACTGGATATTTTAATAACTTAGTTCCACTAAAACTTGTTGTCATTTTATTTGCGGTTATATTGTGTTCAACGGTTAATATAATATATGCGCCATTGAATAACGGAATGTTCTCCAACTGGAAATATTGTGTTGGTTGAATCATTGCGTTCCCAAATCCAGTGACCGTAGCTTTATACGACCTGTTTTCATAGAGATTATATAGGTTCTGTCCTTTTGGGACGGGAGCATCTGGATTATTATCACCAGCAAGTCTCGATAAAATCTGTATGCTTTCATTGGTCTCAGGGTATTCCTTACTATCGATTTTAATGTCAGTAAACATTGATTGATTTTGTTCACCGAATCTAACTCTAAATGCCCTTACTTGTCGCCAAGGAAAATCTGTATTCTCTTCCAACTTATCATTAACCGTACCCTGTGGGTCTGGTTTTGATGTGAAATAATCCGTCACACCCGGTTCAGTTATATCAATAATCCCATCATTCACAAACCCATTCCCCGCCACAGACGGATAACTCGAAGTCCCACCAATATACATGCACACGAACGCAGTTGAATTCTGTGCTTCAATTGCTCCTGTGTGAATCTTGAAACTATCTTCCCAACTGGTTTCATTTTCAAAGCTCATGAAATTTTGTAATGGAAAGAATTCGAATCCATTTAATGACAATAACTGTGATAATACACTAAATAAACTGATATTGGGATTATCCATCATATCAATTAAAATTTCAGCATTTATTACGGTGTCACCAATTGGGTTCATACCCCTGTCAACAAAAGCAAACGAATCGATTAGTCTTTTATTTGGTTTATTGAAGGGATAATATTCATTAGTACTTACGCTTCCCGTCAACCACTTATCATTTATGTTCTTAAATGAATAGTAGAGTTGTGTTATGATGTCCTCATCACCCCTTACTTTTCTTATGACCTCTTCTTCTTCCTTTAATTCTTTATCCCTATTAATAATTTCTCGTGACAGTCTTCCAAAAAATATTTGGAGGAATTTTTCATTCACATCATTCTTAGCCGTGTCTTCATTCAATACTGAAAGTGGTGTATAACCAGCATTATAAGTATCGGACATTTCAAAAGTGAGTTGACTGAAATTAACAAGAGTTTTACTTTCCATGAGTGTTTGAATAATCCAGTAATATTGTCCGTGTTGTTCTGCGCCTTTTCTATCATCTGACTGTGGGTTTAACACATATGTATACCCAGCACCCTCGCTTAGAAACATTTTGTCTTGACCACTATTTTCTCTAACGAAATCACACATATTTTTTATTCCAGTAACAATTGTTCCGTGTGAATTGGTATATGTTCCCAATAGATAATCATTATATGCTTGTTTGAATTTAGCTTTATCGTTATTAGAGAGATATGTTTCGACATCATGTAAATCCGCTAATACCATAAACCCTTTATTCGGGAAATTAGCACCAATACCATCATTACCTGTAGTTCCTGTGAAAAAACCCAAAATTTCATTTTCCCAGCCGTCATCAATGGCAGTTAAGAGTGCCCCGATATAAGGAGCATAAAACTCTGGAACTTGAATCGCAGCAGGGGTGTCAAAAATTAAAGTATTTGAAGCATTCGGATAAATATTGAATGGACTTGCTGTTGTCCCAAAATTCGAAAGAATTAATACCGTACTTAAGTTTTGTGTTGTGTCACCAGTTAATGTATTTACCACATCACTATTACCTAATTGATTTATCCAAACATTAAATATTTTATTACCATATTTCAATGCCTTTTTATCTCTAACATTGGTATTACGAAACGATTGGTTTCCTTGGGCATATGCGATTTTCTGACCTTCGATGGCACGTGTATCAAGGTCGGTTGAAGTACCCGGGTAATTTCCATTTGGTGCTGATGAACTGCTCACATATTGAGTCTCGGTTTGTCTAAATTGGTCACCACCATTAGTTAAATATCTTGTGAACATATTGAGTCCGTCAATAACTTCACTTCCAAAGAACCCTTCTGATACATCTTCGGCATTAACATCTCTAAGATAAATAACATTTTCTTGGGTGAATTCGAAAAACAGGTATTCTTCATCATTTCTTTTAAACCACTTAGTTTTAGCGTCTTCGTTAAAATTATCAACAGGTTTGCTTGAACCAGCAGTTTCGCTTCTTTCTTGAATGACAACATCACTTGTATACCAATTAAATCCAACGAAATTATCATTAAATTTATTTACATACACTTCTCCATCAGATGGATTTGATGGTGTAATTGGGAAATATTTAGGGTCGTTAATTGGGAAATCAATTAGGTTATTACTTACGATTTCACTACCGTTATCATATTCATCAATAATTGTTTCGGCATAATCATAAAATGCTTGAACATCACCTTTATAACTATCTGCCATTATTTTTAACGTATCGGCATTTTGTTTAGAGAATAATGTGGTTGCGACATTTATTGCTTCGGCATTTGCATATAAATTAATATATGCGTCTCGTTTAGTTCCCGCTTCACCATAGAAAACATTATCGATTGAACCTTGAGATAGCATGTAAAATCTTTTCAGAAATATTTTTGTTAATTCGGCTCTTACATCATCATTAATATTTAGGTATGGACTCTGGGGTGAAGCACCACCAAGTTTTGAATCCAGTGGTGATGTAGGAATCCATTTATAAACCCCATCATCGTCCTGATTCCTTCTTGCATCAAACAATGCTTGTGTAGCTCTTTGGTCACCAAAAGTATCCATAAAAGTAGTAACAAGGTCAAGTTCGGGAAACGGAACTTTTTTTGAAAGTTCGATTGGTGCTATTCGTTCTCTTTTTAATCCACCATGTACAGGAGATTCTCTTAAAACCAATGGAAATGGATATATGTGGTCAGGAACGTTACCGCTTGTCACTGGACTATCAATGTTGTTGCCAGCAATAATTTTTTTATTGGATGCAGGAGTATTATGTACGTCATCTGCAAGTTGTGAGGTTGTTCTTAGAATCCTAAAGAATTCATCAACATCATTTAGAATAATATCAAAAATATTATAAATTGTTGGTGTCATACCTAATGTTTGAGACACCATATTATTGATTTTTTCTGCAAGATTGGCTGAAAGCTCATTTTTATTTTCAACCAACTCCTGATTTTTTTTATATAATTTATAGTAGTAATCAGTGATATCTAATCCATAATACTCGGTTTTAACTTCTTCATTGTTGGTAATATTGACTCCATTAGCAAACGGTGCGGGTTGACCGATATCACTACCACCCACATTAAATGAAGGTAATACATTTGCAATCAATGCCTTACGAAATGATGTTAATGCTGTTTCAAATCCACTATAATTTTTTGAAGGGAATTCGAATGGTGCTAATATTGGGTCAACACTGACATTTGCAAATGGATTATATTCTGTTGGACTTAAGGGGAGGTTAGTACCTGCGAGATAAACAACAAATAATCTATTTCTTAATGTGCTTTTTATTCCAGTGGTTTCCTCATCTTTTATAAATCGATTAAATTCAGCTAATGTTCTAATTATTTGAAGATTATATTTTTCTACCACTTCTGTAGCAGGACTTGTCACCAGATTATATTCACTGGCACTTTTAGGTGTTTTTGCGATTAAGTATGCTCGACCCGGTTTCTCCAGAACTTCGTTTTGACGTTCGATAACTGCCGTAAACATATCAGAAATTTCATCAAGGGTCTCTAATTGCTTTTCTGTTGAATGAAATTCTTTATTCTCAGTATCGGTCTCTAATTTTTCGGAAATTGCAGCATAAAGATTCTTTAACTTCATAATTAAGTTATAGGTGTTCTTAGGTCTACCTGCTGTACTTGGAGACATTGATTCGTCATTATTAATCAATGGTGCATTTATGATATATCTAAATAATATGTCACTAAGTGGTGCAAATGTTACGGCAACAAATTGTGCATCAATAACAAAATTACCATTTGATGACTGAAATTCACTGGTGTATTTAACCAAATGCAATTGATATTTAATTGATTTTCCATAATATCCTTTTACTGTTAAGTGGAATATTGGTGGTGGGAAATCAAATAATATCCTATATGGGGAATCGGTTTGGTTGAAGAAAGCCAGACCCCTTACATCTACGAATTGAATATCTACTTGAGGAATGAACGATGAATTAATTACAATTTTAATACTATTAATTCCGAAACCTTCATAATGTGTGTTATTACCAGTACTACCATCGTAATAATTTGTTGTGAAATTCAGATAGTTTGGATTATTTTCGTTTTGGTCGTTTCCGAGAAAATTAATCTTTTTTGATGTCGTACTCGTTGTATTTCCCTTAACAATGACGGTTCTTCCCTTACTAACGGCAGTTAGTTCAGAAAAGATATGCATGTCCTGATATTGAGGTATGCCGTTTACAATATCGGTGTTGATATTAACGTCATTTGGTTCTACAAGAATTACGTTTCCATTCTCTATTGTGTTCTTACCAAACTTTTTAGTTGACTCATCTGCCATTCTTCGGATTTTTATATAAATACCTCTTAATAAAAAATGTAAATGGGTGAGGCTAATCCCTCTCTTTTTACTATTTATTATAAACAGAAAAAATGCAATTACTTGAAGTCGCACAACATGCACATCCTGTCTGGACAAACTCCTTTTTTTATGTGTTTGTTGGTGTCACATTACTTCTTTTTGGATTGATAATGGTTATGGTTAAGGTCATTAAACAGAAATCAAGTGACCAAAAAGCACTCCAACTCCAACACGTGGCACGAGTGGATGTTATCAGAAAGGAACAAAGTGAGAAATTGGAAAATCTTAGGGTTGAGATGCTTAAGCGTGAAGAAGACCGAGTTCGTCAATGGATGGAGAGTGAAAAAGAAACTCTACATGTATTGAACGGAGTTTCAAACCTATTAGAATTAAGCGATAAGGTTGATAAGGTCGAATTTAAGAAAATGAATAAGGCATTAAGTGCCATCGAAGAAAAAATTATTGCGGAGAAAAAATTGATGACTGACCTTCAACAAAGCGAAAAGAAATTTCGTCAGTTGTTCAATAATAGTATCGTTGCGATTTCATATCATGAAATGATTTATGATGAAAAAGGGAAGCCTTTTGATTATAGATTCCTTGATGTTAATGATACTTTTGAAAAAACGACTGGTTTGGTGGGTGTTGTCGGTAAAACGTGTTTAGAGGTTATTCCCGATGTTGAACCATATTGGATTGAAATCTTTGGTAATGTTGCGAAAACAGGTAAACCCATTACTTTCGAGAACTACAATAAGAGCACAGATAAAAATTATAGGGTGACGGCTTTCTGTCCTGAACCAAACAAATTCACGGCAATCTCAGTTGCCATATAATACTCAAACACAATGACTAAAAAAGAGAAACTTAAAGAAGTTAATGAAACCCTAAGAGAAATGTGTGTCGATTTAGAGACCAGAATTTTCGTTGAAGACATGGATGTTAATGAGGACAGGATAATAAAAGAGTATAAACCAGAGCCTGTTGATGACAAAATCATAATATAAACTATTTATAGGAAAGAAATTAATTTACTATGGCGGTAATTAAAAAACAACTAAGCAAGATATTAGAGGAAGGCGATACGGGATTCGGTATTTTAATTGAACATGATGCTGGATACATCAACTCCGAACTCAATAAAAATATGCTCAACGAGAATTTCGAGTTGAAGCCGAACGAACCCGTATTAATTAACTGTATTTTGCAGAAATGGGGTGTAAAAAATAAGAATGGTCGTATCTACCCCAAAGAAGTATTGGTTCCGCAGGTAAATGAATACGAACAACTCGTTAATTCAAACAGTGCCGTATCTGAAGCTGACCACCCTGATTCAAGTATAATTTCATTACAGAACATCTCACACATGATTACTAAAATGTGGTGGGGAAAAGGTGACCAAGAAAATGTGTTGTTTGGTCAATTGAAACTTATCGTATCGCCCGGGTACATCAACATGGGTATCGTTTCCGTAATTGGTGATAAAATCGTTCTTTATCTTCAGAATAAAATCAAATTGGGGATTTCAAGTCGTGGTGTCGGAACGCTTAAAGAAATTAATGGTGAAAACCTTGTTCAAGACGATTTTGAACTAATTGGTTTTGACTTGGTGGCTACACCATCAACCCCCGGGGCGTACTTATTCCCAGAAAAGAAGGGTGAGATTAGTTTTGGTGAGAATTACGTGAAGAACGAAAACGGCATATTACTTAAGGAAGACGAAAGTAAAATCGTTACCGCTATCAATAAATTCCTGTTATAAAAACGCATAAGATAATTATAAAAAATTGGATATACAAGAAAATTGGGTGAGATTTTATAAAAAATAACACTTTTTCGTAACGAGAATGTATTTATATAAAAATTATAGTATTAGATACGACATTTTAAGAACATGAAAGACGATAAAAAATCATCAGTAATTAAAGAGGCTCTCATTGAATTCAATGAAATTCAGGAAGCTGCTGTTGCTAATGCTAAAAAAAATTTAGCTGAAACATATCCTGAGAAGTTCAACGAACTTTTGAAGGAAGAAATAAATAAAAATAAAAAGACAAAAGAGTCTTATAAAAAAATAGACGAAAATAAAGAGACTGAGAAGTTAGAAGAGTCTGAAACAAACAAAGAATCTGTTATGAAAGAAACTAAAGAGACCAAAAAGGTTATTAAAGAAGGTGAAGTGAAAAAGGAGAGTGACCCTTTTGAAGAAAAAGCACCTGAATCTGGACCAGACGTTGTAAAAGAAGAACGTGAAAAGGATTTCATGGGAGACGTTGAAGCCGACACTCCTAATAAAGAAGAACCAGTAGATGGTGACGCTTTTGTCGAAAAAATTACTACAAAGCAAGACACTCTTGCAAACAAAACTTCGGTAAAAGAAGAATTTGACATGACAGAAATGGACGCAAGTGCCGTAGGTACTGCGCTCGAAAACGCTGAAGAAGATGACGAAGTTATCACTATGGATGAAATTGAAGAAGAAATCTCTGCAATGAATGAGATTGAAGCTATCAATACCAATCCTAAGAGTGGTAAAGACGATGGCATCGCTTATGACAAACTCGTTAGTATGAAAAATCAGATTGACGAAATGATTCAAAGTATTGGCGAACAAAAGCAACAGGGTGGCAAGCAAAGCATCCCCGGGCGTGAATCAGGTGGTCCTACCACAGCAATGATTGACGAGGAAGAAGTTGCAGAACAAAAAAATCAAGGTGGTAAGCAAAGCATCCCCGGGCGTGAGTCAGGCGGTCCTACCACAGCAATGATTGACGAGGAAGAAATTACTGACTCTGATGTCGAAGCAGTTCTTGGTGCTCCAGCAATGGAAGAACAAGAAGTTGAAGAAAATATTCAACACACCCAAACACATTCAAATGCAAGGCAAGTAGGTGCTAATGACAATACCAATTACGGTAAAGAAAAGAGACTACGTGCAGCAATGAAGAATGAGGGTGAAACAAAGATTAGTAGTTTGATTAGCGAAAACAAAAGTTTGACAAAGAAATTAAACGAAACTAAGAAATACAAGCAGTCAGTGACTACGTTAGTAGAACAATACAAGTCTGCAATTGAAAAGTATCGTGACCAATTAAAGGAAATGGCAACATTCAATACCAATTTAGCGCATGTAAATAACCTATTGGTGAATGAAAGTCTTGCTTTAACTCAAGAAGATAAGATTAAGATTATCAACGAGTTCAAAAAGGTAGATACAATAGCTGAATCACAGGAAAAGTATAAGAGCATTCTTTCAGAAATGAAGACAAGCAAACCTACTTTAACTGAAAGCATTGAAGGTAAGGTGAGTGCTTCTGTAGCACCTTCTTCAAAGCAAAGTCTTGAGGAAGCTAAAGAAGTAACTGCATACAAAGATAACGAGCATGTTAATAAGATGCTGAAATTAATTGAGTATGCTGAGAACAGAGGTAAGAAATCTTTGAACTCATAAGAAGCAAAAAAATAAATTAGAAAATTTAAAATACATAAATAAAATGGGATTTTTAATGGAAAGTGCGGAAGTTGGTAACATTGGTTTAAAGCAACTCCGTGAACAAAGAGAAATAACAACTAATCGTTGGGAAAAGATTGGTCTGTTAGAAGGATTGGAAGGAAACGTTAAAGAAAACTGCGCTCAATTATTTGAGAACCAGTTGTCTCACATGGTTAATGAGTCTTCAGACTCAAGTAACAGTGGACAGTTCGAAACCGTTGCTTTTCCAGTAATCCGAAGAGTATTTGCTAAATTGTTAGCGCACTTAACCTACCTATTGGTAAGTTATATTATATCAACCCAAAAGCAAGTGTTAGGGTTGACTCACTCGGTCCAACTTGGAACGAGCAAGCAGAAGGCTACCATACTTCACCTGACGGTGCGTATGGAAACGCTGCTGACAAAGCTGCTAACGAGAGAACAATGTTCGAAGACCGTTCATTATATGATAGCTTTTATGCTACTAAGTATGATGAAGAAGGAACTTCATTATTTGACCGTTCGAAAGGTGACATCACTGTTGTAACTGGTGCAACTACTGCTCAGACTACTGGCTTTATTGGTGTCGAGAAATTCGTTGAATTATGGGTTGGTGGAATTTATTCTACTGAAGCTGGTAAATTAGTTGGACCTACTGGTGTTCCTATGGACACTGAGAGTTTCTTAGCAGGTTTAAAAGTCGTTGCGGACATTGATTTGACTGCTCCAAGTCCTTATGCTGATGCAACTATCACTGCTGGTGACAGCATTCCTTATAACGTTAAGGTTCAGAAGTACGGACAAGCAATTGTTAATGAGGACGGTGTTCTTAAGATTCTTGTTGACCTTCAGTACGCAGGAACTAACGGTTACCAACCACTTAGTGGTGCAAGTGACCCTACGTTTACTGTTACATACAGAACGTATTCAGACCTTGAGGAAGACTCAAGAATGGCTGAAGTTACATTCCAATTAGACCAAGTTACTGTTTCTGTTGAAACACGTAAAATGCGTGCTATGTGGACACCTGAATTGGCACAAGACGTGTCAGCATTCCATAACATTGATGCTGAAGCAGAACTTACTGCTTTATTGTCAGAGCAAATGGCTGCTGAGATTGACCGTGAGATTCTACGTGACCTTCGTAGAGGTGCTGCTTGGACTGCTCGTTGGGACTATAACGGACTCCGTAAGCAAGGTAGTACAAATCAATACTACGGTGTACAGAAGGACTGGAATCAGACATTGGTTACTAAAATCAACCAGATTTCAGCACAAATTCACAAGGCAACCCTTCGTGGTGGCGCATCTTGGGTAGTTGTTTCTCCTGAAGTATCTGCTGTATTTGATGACCTTGAGTATTTCCACGTATCTAATGCTGCTCCAGAGCAGGATAAGTACAACATGGGTATTGAGAAAATCGGTACTTTAAGTGGACGTTACTTAGTATATCGTGACCCTTATTCACCTGCTAACACAGTGCTTATTGGTCATAAAGGAACAAGTATCTTGGAAACAGGTTACATCTACGCTCCTTACGTACCTATGCAGTTAACTCCTGTAATGTACAATCCATTCGACTTCACTCCGATTCGTGGTATCATGACTCGTTATGCTAAGAAGATGGTATTGAACAGATATTACGGTAGAATCTACTGTGACGGTCTTCAGACTTTCGGAATTGGTGACTTAGTGTAATCAATAACCTGATATAAATAAGGAAAAGGGGTGCTTCGGCATCCCTTTTTTGTTTTCTAAAACTATTTATATATGATATGAAAAAGATATTGTTTTGTTTAATAGGGTTGTTGTTATCGATAAGCGTTTTCGCTCAATCAGAAGCACCAGAAAAAAGAATATATGAAGATTTAGGTGTTGTTAGGATTGAAAAACCTCAAGGCGTTGTTGCTGTTGGTGCGTACATTACTATTGAAAAGGAATATATTTATGACCACGTGCAAAATAATATCAGAGAAGTAAAACAAGAAGTATACAATAAGAAAAGGTACGAAGAAGAACTTGACCCCGAAATGGTATATCATTACGAAGTCTATTTCGTTAGTAGGTCAGTCTTTGATGGTGACACAACAAGTACTTGGATAGAGGGTTTAAAGATATTCGTTGATGGAGAACAACAATTAATAAAACAGTTCCCAGATGGATTTATGAAATCCATAAAAACAGAACCAACACTTGTATATACGCATCATTCCGAAAGTGATGATGTGTATTTTAATATCGAATGGGAAAAAATAGTATATGAACCGAGAATTCGTAAATAAATTAATTAAGGGTCTCTGGAAGATACTGAAAAATATTAAAATTGTAAGGAAAAACAAAAAAATGGGAACAACAGGAAACACGCAACCAACACCAGAATCAAAACAAGTTACTATTGGTGCAAGTACACAAGTTGTCTTCACAATTAAAGGTTTTATCGCTACGATTTTAAGTATTCTCGGTATTTTTGCGAGTTTTTATTTCATTGTGGTAGTGCCAAAAATAAATGACGCTCAAAAATTTCAAGAAAAACTCTACG